TTTCGTTGTTCATAATGTGTTCTGGCGGATGTACCTGTTCTTGCAGGACTCTCCGCAAAAATCTCTCCATACACCTTCGACCTGAGTGGTAATCCAACCTCTCTTCCGTCGAAGGGCTTCCCGGTGAGCCTTGGCGTTCTTTGCATCCTCCTCGCAGTCGAACCGGAATTTCACGGTCTTGCCGCAGCAGTCGCAGGAATACTCGGCATCGCCTTCCCACCAACCATCAAAGTTCAGATCTCTGCTCATGTTGCCTCCTGGATCGTGACAACCACACGAGGCTGATAAGAGTAGAACTTCCGGAACATACAATCCACAACCTGTGCGTCGTCGTGGTATGCGATCTTGTTGAGAGAGTCCAGGACAACCTTCACTACATTGTCGACATCAGGCTTTTTCATCGGCCGGATAACGTGCTTTTCCATAAGATCCTTTTTCTTCTTACTGGCACTTTCCGGAATGGAATAGTAAGCTGTGATTCTTACATCAAGCGGCGTACCCTTCTCAAACATTGCCCGTTTGCACTGCTGGTAGTAGACAGTCTTCACCAGATTCTCATATACGATGGTGTCATCCGGCGTTCTCGTAACAGTCTTTCCGTGGTGATTTTCAACTCGGGGTCTTCCCTTGCCTTTCGGCTCCCCAGGAATCGTGAACTTAACCTTCATCGGAGTCTTCTCCTTTGCCTTCATCCGGATCAACAGGTCTGTAGCCAACGTAGTATTCGTAGCTCTTGCTGTTCTTCCGTTTTCTGACGTTCTTTACTTCGTAGCCGTTCTTGAACAGGATCGAGGCTACCGTAATGCGGTCAGCCTCATTTCCGATTTTCAGAAGGCCCATTTCAGCCTTTTTCATGTGACCTCCTCAATCTGCCAGCAGGGATTCCATCTCGACGTATCTCTTGTTCGCCTCTACTCTGCGCCAGCTGTCGCCAGTGAACTGCATCGGGTAGCAGTTCTCGAAGATTCTGTCGTAGATCCGGCTGAACCTGGGATCACATTCCGTTTTCATCTGTTCCAGCGTAATATTGGTGGTCACAATCATGGGCAGCTTCTTGCGGTAACGGCTGTCGATGATGCTGTAGACTTTCTCCTGTGCAAAACTAGAATCACGCTCAGCACCAAGGTCATCGATAATGACGAGCTGGGCACTGTTCATCAGGGAAATGATCTCTGCCTCAGACATCTTCTTCGACTCGATATTCTTGATGGCCTGCACCAGGGAGAACATCACAACGGGGATCGTTTTCGACAGCAGGTAGTTCGCAATAGCGGCTGCCGCCCAACTCTTACCAAGACCGACATCACCCCAGAGAAGCAAACCCTGGTTTTTGGCAAGCATTTCATCGAACCGTTCAGCGTACCGCCTGCACAGCTTGATATTTCTGGCGTTGTACTTGTTCTGCTGAAGAGAATCGAATGTGACATCCCGGAGCTTGTCATCAATCATGCTGAGCTGCCGGAACTTCACGATCTTGTCGTGGTTCTCCATCCTCTTCTTTTCCTCAGCTACCTTTCTTTCCGCTTCCTTTTCACAGAAGCAGGTGGTCGCTGCCAGAACCTTCGTCAGATGATCGTAGTCAGGATTGGGAACGTCAATGTACTTCTGCCGAGGCTTTCCACACACACCGCAGATCAGGATACCTTCCGTATCGACGTAGTCGACTGCCTTCTTCACCTGCTTCCGCAGGCCGCCGGCAACAATAGGCATCATCAGGTCGTACGGGTTCACCTTAGGCATATCATCCATTAACTATCCTCCTTTCCGTATTCTGCAAACGGGTTCGCAGTGCTGGGCTGTTCGGGTTCGCTTTCCTTCGGTTTCTTGGGTAAGAAATCGAGGAACGGGAGCGTATCGCTCAGGAACGTCTTCGGGTGCTTGATGTACTCCTTCTCCGTGTGACGGCGAGCACACTGCAATGCGTAGTTCTTTGCTGCCTCGATCAACTCCGCATCCGAGAAGCCGTCCTTGCGACGGGTCTGATACTTCCTGTAGGCATCTCCCTTACCAATCTTTCTGGGGTAGGCTTTCCAGAACTCCTGGAATCCGGGCGGATACAGCGGAGCATCAGATTTGGGCGGGTCAGGCGGTGCCGGCGGTTCCGGAGGATTTCCAGGTTCAGGACTTTCCTGCTGAGCCTCAGGCTCTTCCGGAGGATTGTCCACCGGAATTTCTTCGGAATTTCCATCACCAGTTTGAGGATCTTCGGTTTTTCGTCTGCTTCGCTTTTCCCGCTTTCTTTCGATGTCCTTTTCACGCCGTTCTCTGGCCTTGTACCACTGATCCTGCCATTCCTCCCAGTCGTGAAGATGAATACCCCGTTCATCTTCATCGATCCACCCGCTTTCCACGAGTGCATCGACGATGTCCGGGAGCCTCAACTTACTTCGTCTGGAGGACGAGGATAAGGCATTCTCGATGTCTGCCCTATCTGCGTACTGGATAAGGCCATACTTGTCGGCATTATCTAAGCCCCACAGCCACAGAGAAACGAGTATTCCTTCCGCCTCCCATACGGAGCAATCCAGAATACCGCAGAACCGCCGGAGTTTCGGGCCTACGATGCTTTGATGTACGCTAATCCATGCCATTTTCTCACCTGCCTATCCTTCGGCGGGGTTTCCCCCGCCGGGTTGATTTCCGCCTCATTCGGCAGGAGCCTCGGGATTCTGGTTCTTCATACCCTCCGCAATCTCCATGACCCGATCCATCACCTTCTTGTAGACGGACGTAGGCATATTGTTCGTGGACTCGAAGCCCAGCTCCTGAATCACAGCCATCAGCACATCGTTGGAATTTGCGCCAATGTACTGCCGTGCCATGCGGAACAGGTTCTGCCGCTGCTCCTGGGAAATAATGGGGTCTTCGGGTTCAGCACCGGGAGGAACGATCTCGCCATCCACCACGGAAGGGATGGCACCGGATGCTACCATCTCTTCTTCGGAGTACAGGCCCTCGTAGTCCTTCGGGAACGCATCACGAACGCACTGGCTGGTGGCAACCTTTACGATCATGGTGGCAGGCTTGGTCTTCCAGTTGGCCTGGCCCTTGTCGTACTCCTTAAAGGCGACTTCCTTATAGGCAGTACGCTCCTTGCCGTTACGCATGAAGTACACTCGGCACCAGCCGCCGATCAGTTCCTCACCGGGGTACAGGCAGCAACCCTCTTTCTGGATAATCTGGGTTCCACGCATGACCGTGATACCCTCTTCCTTATACAGATAGTCGGGATGCTCAAATGCCCGACGGAGATAGGCACCCTTGCCTACGACCATCTGGGCGGGTTCGTTGCCGAACTTGATGCAGTAGACCTCACCGGATACCAGCGGATTCAGTTTCTGCATCTTGCAGGTGTTCATAAAGAGCACAATCTCCTGATCCGAGATCTTTTCCGGGTTGCCACGGACGAGGTACTTCTTGACGAACTGGAGATCCAGGTCGACCTTGCTACCCAGCACTTCGTAGCTGACGGTCAAAGCATTCTGTTCAGCCTTGCTCAACGCATTTGCCATGTTTTAACCTCCTATTTTTGCCGGGTCATGCCCGGATGCTTACTGCATAGGTTTCCTCGTACTCAATACCGGGAATCTGAATCGTACCCTTGGAAGCACGGATCAGTCTCAGTGCGGCCTTTTCATCGACAGGCCGGAGGAGAACACCATCCAGTTCCACAGGAACCTTGCTGAGGTCGATACTCTTGATCTCCCAGTTCTTCGTAGTGGAAACACCCTCTACCTTGGGAGCCTTGGATGCTACGGAGATGCTTACTGCGGCATCATCCATGATCTCGGCTTCTGCCATTGCCATCTCAGCACCGATCAGATCGCCGTTTCTCTCGGCCTCGGCTGCTTCGGCCAGCTTCCGGTCGGTTTCAGCCTGTGCCGCTTTCCGGGCAGCTTCCTCCCGTTCCCGGCGTTCCCGCTCTTTGGCAGCGGTGTAGGTTCCCATCTTTTTCTTCAGGATCTTCTCTGCCTGCTCCAGAGGGTCCATCATCCGCTTCTTCTTGCCCAGGACATCGTCGTAGGTCTTCTTTGCGGACACCCGGAGAGGCTCCCAGTAGTCCTTGACCTTCTTCTGCATCTGCTTGATGGTCTTGGTGATAGCCGCTGCCTGAGCATAGCTGGCATCGTCGTGGATTACGACACCGTTCGCATTCTGCTCAACCAAGCTGACCTCATTCCCAAGGGACCGCTCAGCAGTGTCAAGGACAAGGGCGCTGCTACCAACGGTTGCGATTGCTTCGTTCATACTGACACTTCCTTTCGATTATTTCTTGTAAGACTGAATGTAGTCGTACAGACACTTGAGAGCGCCGAATACCCGCCAACGTCTGGAATCACCCGCCGGGTAGTCGATCACTTTGTACTTGCCATTTCGCTTCAGGTGAAGGATCTTCTTACCGTCCACCTGGATGCCGTGGCTGGCAAGGGCCTGTTCATAGGCTTCAAGCTGTACTCCGCAACTCATATCGCTGATGGAGTACGTCGTCTTGAAGTCCAGGAGGATTCGCCGACCATTCCGGTCATAATACAGCAGGTCGATTGTTCCGCCGTATCTCAGAATCTTGTGATAGATCCGAATTTCGGAGCCGATGACCTCAGGTTCCTCTTCATCCAGCCAGTCCAGGAACGCATCAAAGTACGCCCGGTGTTCCGGAGCCACATCTTCGATACCGAACTTGAAGAAGTTCTCAATCGAGTTGTGGACTGAGCTTCCCTTGTCAGCTGCATTCCGGAGGGTCTTTTCGCTGATGCCCGAATAAGTCGCTTCCTTCAGAGGCTCCATGATCCTGGACACGCTCGGGATGATATCTCCATCCAGACGGTAGGTATGGCTGGGATCATCGAAAGTCAGTTCCGGAAGATCAGGGACTTCCACGACTTTATCCGTCATATCCATCTTCCAGATCCTCCTCAGTTGCTCTCTTCCAATCCCCGCCGAAGAGAGTTACCAGCTCAGAGCTGGGCATATCTTCGATACAGCACTCGCAGTAGTCCAAACCATTGATGGTGGCATACTCTTCGCCGGGATAGATCTTGTTGTTGCACCGGACGCAGTCGGTAACTGCCTGCGGTTCAGGTGCATTGGGACATCTGCTGTCGCAGGGACTCTTCATGCAGAGGCTACACATACCATTTCCCCCTTATTGATTCTCTGGCGCATCACATGGTCTTCCAATTCGTTCTGGAACAGAATCGGCAGGTAATCATCACCCTTGTTATTCAGTTCTGCCTTCCGCATGGAATACCGCAGGATATCGAACACCTCCATCACGTCGAACGGATAACCCGTCCTCCGGCGGACGTTTTCCACGATATCTACCAGTACATCCACCTTGGATCTGGCTTCAGGCTGTGTAAGCTGCTTCTGCTTCATGGCTTATCTCCTTTGTCTGTTTTATTTCAGAGCAAAACACGGACACATCCAGGCCACCCATTTTCAGAATCGCTTTCTGGAGTTCTTTCATGGAGCCGATACCGTATTCACTTCTCAGGATTTCTTCAAGCTCGGCTCTCTGTGCCATGTCTTACCTCCCGTTCAGAGTCCTTTCACTCAGAATCTTGAGTTCACTCAAGACCTTGGCGAGTTCATCAAGGTATTCCATGACCTCCCGCAGTTCAGGCTTTTCATCCTCAGAGATGACACCGTCTTCTGCAATGTCGATCAGTTTCTCCTTGATCTGATCCAGCTGGCTGACCCTCAGGTTCTTCAGAAGTTTGACCGTCACCCGGTCAATTTCTACGACCTCGTCGGAGATCGGCCTCCGGCAACCAATCGGGCACTCACTCATGCAGTAGTAATTCACCAGATGCGGAGCGTTGTACAGGTCCGCCAACAGCACTGCGAGATCCACCGGCATACATTTGTGGAGTCCATTCTCCACTCGATTGAGAACGTCGATAGACGAGCCAATCGCTTCTGCCGCACCCTCTCTGCTGGATAGCTTCGGGTTCCATTTTGCGGCGTTTAATCTTGCTTCGTACCAGGGATTCCCTGCCGCTTTCGTTGCGTCACGTCCCATTTTTTTCTCCTCCATCGTCGGCTATAATTACCGTAGTAAATGACCGAACTTACCGATTGGTAAACTCGTGGTAAAAAATAAAACACCTGCCCCCTACAGGGCAAATCAGGTGCTTTTAATGGGCAGCAGACCATCGTAGAGATAATCGTTAAGCTGCACCGGAGTCAGCTCTAACAGTGCCGCCAGCTTAACTTTCTCTTCATCAGAGAACCGAACCTTGCCACTCTCCTTCACTCTGTAGGAAGGATACGAAATGTCCAGTTGCTCTGCCACATACTGCTGCGTATATCCAAGCCTTGCACGGGCTCCTTTGATTTCGCGTGGTTTCATAGTGTTCACCCCTCTTAATTCTGGTATAGTGTTACCGTTATCTATACTATATATTACCAATCGGTAAAAGTCAATAATTTTTTTATCATTATCGGTAATTTTCCTTGCGAAATCGTGAGAAAGATTATACAATGGTAACATTCAGTATATATTACGGTAACGGAGGTATCATTATGGATTTCACCATTTTCCAACAGCGGCTCAGAAGCCTGCTCGATGTCAGAAACCTGTCCCTGAAGATTGCAGCGGAAGAGCTGGGTGTAACGGCCGCAACTCTTTCCCGGTATCTTACCGGAGATCGCACTCCGGATCTTCCTTATCTGATCCGTCTGTGTGATTACTTCGATGTCTCTTTCGACTGGCTGCTTGGCCTGAACGGAGAGAAATTCACTACGCTTCCCCAAGAAGTTCAAGACATTGCCCATTTGTACTCTCTGGCAAACGATGACGACCGCCGGGTAGTACAGGCAGTGCTTAACAAATACAGAACCAAGGAGTGACCATTCATGTTTTACGATGGCAACAAATCTTACTTTCCTCTCGTCTGCATTGGGCAGAACGTCCCCACAGGTGATGGCAACACGATCCCGTGTCTTTGCGTATCTCCCTCTGGCCGTATTGCCATCGTAGAATCAGATCCTTCCACTACTGGCGAAATCCAGGCTCAGTTCCTGGACCGTATCTCCCGCTATTCAGCAGCCCTTCGCAAGTGGAACTACTCTGCTGTAGATTCCGTTGCCGCCCAGTTCTTCTATGCCAAGTCCGGTCAAGCTGGCCGTGTCATTGACAAAATGGTGCGTTGTGGTTATCTGACCTTCTCTGACAATCTGATGTTCTCTTTCAAGCTCAACAAGGGTTTGCAGGAGTGTCAGCACCTGGTCATCGTGTCTGCCGATAAAAGCAAGCTGGCTGAGTGCAAGGATAGATTCAAGCAGGGAGCCTATGAAGACTCCGAGATCCTGTTCGCAGTCATGGATTCCGCTGCCGCTTCTATCTTCATCGAGGCATAACAAATATGGTCACTCACTCTTGGAGTGACCATAAATAATATTTAGGTTACGGTTACGGTGACGGTTTGGTGACGGTGACGGTTACTGCGGGAATGTCCGTGGATTTTCCTCAGGACTTTCCATGGAAAAATCAAGGAGGGGGATAAATGGCAATAATAGATGCCCTGAAACGCCTGAAAGTGGCAATTTACATACGAGTATCTACTCACTGGCAGATAGACAAGGATTCCTTGCAGGTGCAACGGCGGGAGCTGATTGCGTACGCCCAGATGCTGCTCGGCATCCAGGAATACGAAGTCTTCGAGGATGCAGGCTACTCTGCCAAGAACACCGACCGCCCGAAGTACCAGGAGATGATGGCTCGCCTCCGTACTGGCGAGTTCACTCACTTGCTGGTCTGGAAGATCGACCGCATCAGCAGAAACCTACTTGACTTCGCTTCCATGTATGAGGAGCTGAAGCGGCTCGGTGTGGACTTCATTTCCAAGAACGAAAAATTCGACACTGGTTCTGCCATCGGCGAGGCCATGCTGAAGATCATCCTTGTCTTTGCGGAGCTGGAGCGTAACATGACCTCCGAACGTGTCACTGGTGTCATGCTCTCCAGAGCGGCCAACGGACAGTGGAATGGTGGCCGGATTCCCTACGGATACGACTACAACAAGGAAACCAAAGAGTTCAGCTTCAACCCGCAGGAACGGAAGGTCGTGCAGAGGATGTACGATCTCTACGAGCGGGAGCAATCCCTGCTTGCGGTGTGTCAATACTTCAATGACCATCAAATCTATGCCAGATCCGGAAAACCTTGGACACCCTCCACTCTCCGTAAGATCCTGACGAACATTTTCTACATCGGTCATTACAAATACAATGCCACCTACCAAGGCGGCCCTACATGGGAGAAGCGTGGCGAGGATGAATGGGTCATCGTCGAAGATCACCATATCGCCATGATCGACGAGATCCAGTTCGAGCGGGTCGGATTCCTGCTGAAGCGAAATCGCAGAGGCGGCGTACCAGAAGGTGCCACTTACGTCCGGAAAAACTCCCATGTCTTTGCCGGCTTGGTTCGCTGCGGAGCCTGCGGAAGCAACATGAGTGCTACACTGGACAAGGTCAGAGCCGACGGCTGGCAGCCTTCTATCTACGGATGCAGTAAACGCCGTCAGAGCAAGGTCGCCTGCCAGAACAAATTCATCTCCGACGTTACCCTTGGCCCATTCGTGTTCAACTATATCTCAAACATCATCCGGGCAAAGGATTCTATCACACCCAGGACAGATCTCAAGGCTCTTGAGAAAAAGCTACTCAGCGGCATCCCGTTTACCAAGGTGGCATCCATCGATCCTGAAAGTCTGAGTCAGATTCGCAATCTGCTGCTTTCTGGCTCCACTGGAATTGAGTATCGTCCTTCCGGTGTGTTCCGCATGGACGAAACCATCAACGAGCGGGATCTCCTGCTTTCCCAGAAGCGGAAACACGAGAACGCTATGAGCCGTCTGAAGTCCCTTTACCTGTACGGCAATGAAGACCTGCCCGAGAAGGACTACATACTGGAGCGTCAGCGCATCATGGGCGAGATCGAAGAAATCGACCGGAAGCTCAGCACCATGGCTGCTGACGATACGGAAGGTCCGCTGGCAGATGACGAGTTCATCGAGAAGGCCAGCTACTTCATCATGGTTCAAAAGCTGTTGGATGACAAGTCTGTGGATTACGAGAAGTACATCCGCCGGATAGATCCCGCCATTCCCCGGGCGTTCATTCGCACAATCATTGATTCCATCGACACCGTGAACGGCAGGGTCGTATCGATCCAATTCAAGAACGGCATGAGCCACAAATTCATATACGAGGACTAACAAAGAAAGCCCAGGGCCAATAACGGCTCTGGGCTTTTATACATCTGTATGCACCCTTTTCTGTATGCAAAAAATAGGGTGTTTTTATACACATCGGGTATTGAGTGCATTAAAGATTTCGGTTTCGATGCAGTTTAGGGGATCTCTACGAAAAGCGGTCATGCCGAAAAGTGCTTGATTTGCAACGGTTTTTCGGCCCTACCGAACATTTTGAGCGCCCTTTAAGCTATGAACATCGCATCGCCGAAGCTGAAGAAACGGTACCGCTCTTTCACCGCTTCCTGATAGGCATTGAGAACATTTTCCCGGCCTGCAAATGCAGACACCAGCATCACCAGTGTGCTTTCCGGAAGATGGAAATTGGTGATCAGACCATCCA